TGCTTGTGGAATTCCTCCACGTAGCGCTTGAAGGCCCTTTTGTCTTGTCGACTCAAAGGAGCAGAAGACCCACTCAGAGATGGTCCGCAGACTGCGAACCACGGAGTTTTGGCCTTCTCCTTGGGAACGAAGAAACGGACAGGCGCATCAGCAAGGCGCCGGCCACGGTAAGCACGCCGAGTCCTGTCAACCTTGCCAATTCCAGAAAACACATCCAACCCGAGGTTCTTGAGCTCCAAAAAGGAGATCTCATCCCTCTTCACCTCAACGAGATAGGTCTGTTCGGTGAAAGTGAAGGCATTAAGAGAGTAGTAACTCTTCGGTTCATTGACCAAGCCTCCATCACTGACAATAATTCGACCATATTGTTCTCGTTGTTTGATTGTCGAGGGGGTGACAACATCGTCACCTCGGAACATCGATCTGCCCAGCAGCAAAGGCTGAACCTTAAACAGGACCCCCTGATTATAGAATGTCAGAACGATCCAGATCAATGGCAGTCCCATCGGGACTCCAGAAGAACTGAGGATTTCCCTCCCATCTGGATATCTGACTTTCGCGGGGCCCAGGCAGAGGATTCCGATCTTGAACCCGGGACTTCCCTCCTTCCACCCTATATGGTTGCAAATTCGAGCCCAAATTCTCTGACAAATGTCATGCGCCAGAAGGTCCGACGCTCGTGTCAAGTCTGCGGAGTTAAAACCGCATTCAAAACCCAACAGGCGTCCCAGACCGTCCGGCGAAAGGACGAAATCGACCGAATCTGCACCAAATTTATCGAGATCAACCGCTTGCGAAGCGTCAATCAGCGGCCATATGCAACGCCGCACCGCTGTCGCACAGAAGACCAACGACGGGTCGGCCTTAGTGGCCACCCTGCACTTCCCACCGGCTTCGCGGACCACAACTACCTCCAAAGAGATTGGCGACTCCATTTTCATACAGTCGTCAAAAGCCTTCTGGCATACAATCTCGAGGTCAGTGTTCCGCCCGCCCGTACTAACAATAGACCCCTCTTTATTGAGGTCGTGGTAGAAGTCACTATCCCTTCCAAGGGATGGGTCGTCGGAGTAATCACCGTACCCATAAATCATATCCCGCATCTCACACAGCGCTGGTCGTGCTCTTGCAAACAATGCACGGCTTGTCCCGCCTTTTGCTCTCGACAAGTCGAGGCAGGCACCTTTGGACAAGGACGACCCGATTGTAGTCGCTGTGACAGTGACAGGGAGAGATTTAAGGATTTTATCGGTGACCTTCTGGATCTCGTCCAAACGGGCTGGGGACGTGGTCAACTTTCGACCGTAGTCCGTTTGGTGGGTGTTGAGGAATTTCTGGATTTGGCTAGGCTCACAGGCGGGACCGCATTTCCCAATTCGGGCCAAACGGCCCCATGCGGTCCTTTGCGTGAGCGACTGGGTGAAAGCCTTGGACGAACCAAGTACCCCGCACACCGCGGGAACTTTTCTCATGAGACGAAGGATGTGAGGCACCACCGGCAATGGCCGGATATCGTTAAGTGCCACACAGCGTGCGTAATGTGCGAGGTCTTTAAACGCCTCCTGCACAACGTGCAAACCGCTGTGGACTGCCGTCCGCAGGATGAACTCCCGCAGACGCTCCCACATCTTGAACAAGGCATACTGCCCGTCTCGTTTGAAAAGAGTGTAAATCTTGGTCGTTACTTTGGCTTTGAACGGGATACCCATCATGGCAAATACGCCTCGAAGGCTACGCCAAAATATCTGGGCACCGTTCACCCTTTGTTTCCTCAAGATGCCAGCTTCCTTCTTTGCCCTTCGAAAATTCTGGGCTCGCTGAACTGGCAGCCAGACGCACACAGCCGTCTGGTCTTCTCTCTTCCGGGGATGGCCGAACATCTTAAACATTTGCAAATTAGTAATTTGCCCGGCCATGAAAACTTCATTGTAGGTTTTACGACAAGAGTAGCCTCGCCGCTCCCTCCAATTAAGCTGTTGGAGTACTCCTACGTCGCCCCAAACGAATTCTGGTGGAAAGTAGGTCCTAACCCTGGTACCTCCACCCGTTTCATCGCTAGCTGCCTTCTTCTTCCATACCTTCCGAAAGGTCGGTTTGGAGGGAGCATGTTGTTTAGCTCTGAGACGGGCGAATGGTGCGTCCCGTTTCCTTCTTTTCCTATCAAGCAGATCCTCGTAGAGGATCGTCTGACCAGTGTGGTCAGGATCTGGCATGCCTGCCAATGCTTGAAAGGGGTTAGAAACAGGAAGTATTATTCTTGGATCTCCAGGATTAAAGCCCTTCTGTTCTACTAGAACTTCTTCGTTGCGCCGCATGGTG